CCATCACCCAGTCCCTTACCTTACGGTTATACACTGGATCATTCAAATCACCGGCCTTACCACGACCCCTGCCGAGATAGTCCCTCAAGGTAATAGGCATAATCTGCCAAGCCCCTTGAGCCCCGGCCTTGCTTTTAGCCTTGTCATTGAACGCACTCTCCGCATATCTCTGCTTCAATGCCCGTCTCGCTATCAGCTCGTCAGAAAACAGATTCTCCACAGGGGCCTCAACCACCACGGGCGCGGATACGCTATCCTGAACAGGCACAGGAACCCTCTCGGGTAAAGTAATCGGATAATCCACCACCATCCCGGTACTGGCCGGAGCCTGATAATCTCCCAAATCCGGCTGAGGACGGAAACGCAAAGGAGTTTCTATCGGATAATTGATGGGCATCATCGGCTGATACATCAGCGGAGACTCGTTCTGCAAATTCGTACGGAAGAATTTACCACCACCAGGATACATCTTTCCGCCGCATCTCATCTGGCGCACCATCTCCAAGGCATCTTTCCGGTTGACAAGCTTCGCAGCCAGCCTCTGTATTCTCTCAGGATCAATCATAACCATATTATTTCCACGCAAGTATAAGTCTTTTATCCTTTCCGCCTACACAAGTAACAAGTTCGGTTACATATAAACAGGCCACCCCTTATCCGTCATCTTGGATATACCCCCGCCATGCGTCTGCAAAGAAAAAATTTCATATGACGACTAAACGCTGGTTAATATGTTTATACGGAAGGTAATAATCTGAGCATCTCGAATATTTGTTTATGCGAGAGGTTATCCGACTTACCCCCGCCTGGCACGCCAGGTTGGGGGGTGTGCCCCCGGCTTCCGCCGAGCGAAACCCAGCAGGCTAACTTCTTAACACTTACAAAATCATGATTAAGGGAACTCCCAAACCCCTCAGCGAGTTCGTTAACGAGTACCAGGAACTCGGTCTCGACGTCGCTCCGTTCGCCACCCAGAAGGGTGACCGATTCACGCTCCGCCTTATCGACCCCGAACACCCTGAAGAGGGTGGCGCGTATCTGGCTTCCTTCGCCTCCGGCAAGAAAGACCCGAAACGGCGCGTGGTCGAAGCAGACCGTCCACACCCGAGCGTTGCTCCCGGTGTGTACGACGCTGCGAATAAGGAGGCTTCAGACAAGCTGAACGACCTTATTCACAGCGCTGCTGCGTCTAAATTCGTTGTTTGCTTTTGCGTCATCGACGACAACGCAATCAAGGAATTTAACCTCGACCCCGATGATAAGGACAACACATTCCTGTCTGTCGCTTACTGCAACCGCGTCGCCAGCGACTCGTATGCAGAAGCTAAGACGGAATCCGCTTCCGCCACTGCTACCGCAGAGACTCCCGCTCGTGTCTCGCGTTCTAACCGCTCCGGTTCCCGTCGCAGCTAGACGCTTGTCCCTCGCTTCGCTTGCTCCACCCTCAGGGGTGGGGCTTGCTCTTTTGCTTACTGGTAATTATAGCAATTTCGTACGAGCCACGGTTCGGCTATGATATCAAACGCTAACCCGAGCAAGGAGCAGTTCTTCCTCGTCCTGTCCGATTCATACTGCAAACCTCCGAAGTCCAGTCAGAATACCACGGACAATGACGAGCCAGTCGATGACCTTCCTCCGTTGGAAGGGCCAGCCAAGGACAAACGCTCCGACTTCAACTTCGACGAATGGGATGGGGGATTCTGATTGCCAAGGCAACCAGTCTCTCCCTTTCCGCTTTCCGGTTTCTCTCTCTCGCGCGTGCGTATTAGGATCCTAATCATTCATAGGATCCTATTTCTTTATTTGTTCCTTGTAATTCTTTTCTCTCTGTACCATGGAAAACTCTGTTCCTGTTTCTCCTCTCTCTCTCATCATCCTTCAGAATGGTTATGTTCTGAATCCGTATGAGGAGATGGATGAAGATCTCCTTCGCGAGTTGGCTGATTAATTATCGGTATTCGAGCGAGAAGGTATCCCACTTTCTTCTTTTGCCTTCGTTTTTCTCTCTTTGCCGCCATAATCATTTCCCCGGGATTTTTGCTTTGTCTCGGGGATTTGATTTTCTGGTGGTTCTCCTTCCCCCATACCCCTAACCTCTCCTTAGAATACAGTTTCTTTCTTTTATAGTCTTTCTTATTATTACTCCTAAAAGAAAGAAATATATAAAGAAAGAAAAGGGTTCAAATAACTCCGGCAAGAATGGATGCCTCAACGCGGCGTCGGAGTCCAGTAGGAATGTATGTTCCGAAGCTAAATCCATGCATCGACAGTGTAGGCAGTTTCCGCTGCTGAACAACGAGGCGTTGCTGCACGCCTACAAGGAGTTTTGCTCTGGAGGCTGTCGAGCACCGTCTGGGAGAGAAGATTCGTCTGTCTCTCCCTTTCTTTCGTAATCAATAAACGACAAGTATATGAAATGTTTCATGGAAGTCTTCTGCGAGATGTACATCGAAAAGATGATGCAGAAGCATGCCGACAATTCGGCTTGGGCAACCGAGGAACAGACCGTCGAAAATCTTGGCGGTATGGAAGCTATTGAAAGTCTTTACTATCTCTGGTCTTCCGTTTCTAACGAAGGTCAGACGAGATGTATTGGCTTCAATTATGATGATGTCAAACTGAGGCTTGCCGCTAATGCATAGTGATATGAGAACTTATTGCTATTGGAATGGTCATTCCTATGAGCGTGTTATGCTCTATCCGTATATGTTACACTATGATAAGGCTGGCTGTCCTTGGTGGACTACACCAGAAGGTAAGCATGTAATCGTTCTTCCTTGTAATGATTAAAGTATAAAAGCATATGAATATTGAATTGAAGAATCTTCTTGCTGAACTCGATGTGGTCAATAAGAAGGCTGAGGAAATCCTGACCAAGATCCATTATATCAATGATGGTTATCATTATCGCGTGGAGTTCTGGCGGTATGGTAGTCATTGGGACAGGACTTATCCTAATGAATATGAGGCCAAGGAAGCTGCGCTTCGCTGCTACTGCGCTGATGAGGAGGGATTCGCTACGCTTCATACCAATAATCCTGATTTGCTCAATGATGAGGAGTTTGATTGGGGTGAGGTAGAACTAAAATTCGAAGAATAATAATGAGTAGCGGAAAGAAAAGGCATCGTGCCGTTATCAGCATTCCTGATATCCCGCAAGTATTTGCAGATGTAGATTTTGACGATGTCGAATATGCTCAGGACATGATAGACCATCATTGTGGGTATGAATGTATCTACTTTGACAATGGTCTTGAGTGTCCTGAGGATTGTCGTATTCTGCACTACATTGACATCGTTAATCATAGTATCGATGAGCAGGAAATGCTCGAAGAACTTCAATGTCAGCCCGGGAGTCTATAAAATCACACCTGATGAGACCGGGACGAAACGCCGTGATTGGCGTCGTGTGAAACCAATAACTACAGTATATGAAGAAATATCTTGTGATTGCTGATACCTATCAGTATGCTTATGGCTGCGAGTACACTCTCTTCGGTATTTTCGATACGAGAGACGAGGCGGTCAAGTGGATTATCGACAATCCTGTCGTCGTTATGAACGAACCTGATCCTGAAAACGGATATGATGGTGAGAAGTTCTTCTTCTTCCACAATTACGAGGAAGGTAGGGGCTATTTCCATCGTGGACGTAACGGCGAACGCATGTACAGTGAAATGTCCAAGGAGGAATATGTCCAGCGCATGCGCTTTATTCACGAGTTCGATGGTAATCCGATGTATATCGGAGGATATCAGGAGTAGACGAACCAAAGGAGCGATTCCGCTGTGAAGCGCATAGGAGATTTATCTTTCTTTTCCGTTGACAGGCTTGTATCTCCCGCTCCTTTTTTTTGACAAATCAAAACTACGATCATATGAAGATTTACAAGATCAACTTCCAGGACAACTACGCTGATTACACCGGCTCTCTGTGCCAGGTCTATTCCAATAGGGCTGCCGCTGAGAAGGCCAAGGCTTGGCATTCTTCTCATCCGGATCCTTGCGAGCCGAGTCTGACTTATTTCATCGAGGAGATAGATGTTGACATTGCCGCCGACGAATTCGTTCCGCCGATGTCCGAGGAAGCATACAAGAAAATGTATGATGGCTATTATTCCGATTATGATGACGGAGAATATCCCGAAGACTATTACGACGAATATCCCGAGCCTACAGAGGAGGAGCTCGAGGAGCGTCGTCGTGTCGAGGAGATGGCCAACGAACTTCAGGAGAAGATGGCTGAGATCGAGGAGCGCAACAAGCGTGAGAACGCTGAGCGAATCGATCAGGCCATCAAGCTCTGTGAGGAAATTCTGAACAAATAAAACCGATCAGACATATGACAGAAAGAGTGCAACACCTTGTCGAGTTCTTCAAGGAGAACAGACAGTATGTTCCAGGTTGCGGGATTTTTGATTGCCGCAATAACGCTGGAGATTCGATGACGACAATCTATGACGAGCCTGCGGATGGAGTCGTCGTTGATGCCTGCTATGAGTATGACTACATCGAAATATTCGGGCTTACCGACGACGAGTTCACCGAAGCGGCTAGAGCAATCGATGCTCTGTATGTCTCGCCTTGGGGGAACGAAGAGTAAACCATTAACCAATAACATAGTACGCGTATGAAACAGAAGTACAACAACAAGAACAACAGGAAGAACGAGGTCAAGGAGACCAAGCCGTTCGAGGGACTTATCAAGCAGCTTGAGCGTGAGACGCTCGTTCTCGTGAACATCTACAAGGCGAAGGATTTCGTCAAGGCGTGTTTCGACAAAGGCATCAAGGTCGATGTCGGCAGCACCTACAAGGACGGAGTTGTTATTTACAAGGACTAAAATACAGAGAGATGAAAGCAAACAATCTTATCGAGTATGCCATCCTGAATGGCGAGATGAACAGAGTAGCTCTTAACGAAGCCATCAAGCAGTTGCCGGAAGAGATTCGGCAGAGATTTGTTGAAATGGCGATCGGGCTCGTCGATACTTCCGTCCTCTCTCCGAATATTCCGCAGACAAAGAATATCTATGGTCATGAGAATTGTCAGTTCTTGAGCTACAATTATCTTTATGATCGCGTCAACTTCGAATACGAAGAAGAGGATGTTCGGTGGTTCAAGGACGAAAAGGACGCCAATAGGTTTTCTTCTACCGGGGACTATAGTTGGGTTGGTGAAAGAGAACTGAAGGATGAATACAATATCAAGGCGTCTCGCATTGTAAAGCATACGGGCAGTTGCTCGTTGGGCGCATGGATGGAAGCATGATGACGGAACTTGATCGTATCGATAAGGAAGAACAAGCTCTTAACGAACTTCATATTGCTTTGATGTCGGTCTTGACACATCTTTCTGATCATACCAGGTTTTATAAGGAATGTCTGGAACTATTTGTCGAGACTACGAATAGGCTTGAATTTCTTACTGAGCGTCGTGAAAAGGTAATTTCTTCTGCGGAAACATCCGGAGAAATGTAGTACATGATTGTGGCAGTCAATCCGTAAAACATTTTTGTTTTATCGGTTGATTGTCACTATCTTTGACATATCCAGGCTCGGTTGAGTCTGTGTTTCCACGTTGAAACAGACACGGCTGTGAAGTCCTGTCTGTTTTTTATGGCCCCTTAGCTCAGTTGGTTAGTCAGCAGCGCACTCATAATGCGAAGGTCGGCGGTTCAAGTCCGCCAGGGGCCACCAAATCAATAACATCAAATAGATATGTACTACGCAGTCAAGTTCAACGAACAAACGCGAGATATGCTTCTCGCTCTCGCAGAGTCTATCTGTCCCATTCCTGACGATTGGAAGATTTACTGCGATCACATCACCATCGTTCATTCCAGCAATGAGAATTGGAATGAGCTTGCGAGACAGTTTGCTCAGATACAGGGATGTTATACAACCTTCGAAGTGATTGGATATGGCAAGAGCGATGACGCATTTGCTTTGATGGTGGATTGCATTACCACGAATAAGGTGTCTCATATCACCGTCGCCTGCGCTTCCGGGGTCAAGCCCGTTCAGTCCAACGAGATTACAAACTGGATAAAGTTCAAATCTGTTCCCGGACATTCTCGTTATTTCAACGGCTATATTAAACTCTGTAAGTGATGAGAACGCTCGTGGCCATTCTTCTTGTCGCAGCAATGTTCGCTTGCTGTGTTTCAATCTTGAAATCATTCGATAATACAAATAATACATAGTTATGCAACTGGCTATTGAACTATCACTTCTGGCACTTGCTATCTATATGCTCGTATCTGCATTTTTCTTTGAACCCGAAGACGAACAAGAAGATGACACAAGAACAGAAAATTGAATTGGCTCGCGAGATGCGGACCAATATGGACTTGACTAAGGAACAGTATCTCGAGATGTGCAAACTCTGTGATGAACTGGATCTCAATCGTCCTGAAGCGGAACCGGAAGAACCGTCTTGGGATGATATTCTTGGTACTGAAAATAATTAGAACATTTTTGTTTCTCTCACTGATAATCAGTATATTTGTAATACTATGAATAAGAAAATTAATTGGAAGCGGGCACTCGCTGTCTGCTTATGTCTCGTCTTCACATGGATAGCGGTTTTGCTCTGGGTATTCTCTTATGAGATAAGAGATTTTACTCATATACCTGTGCAATGGATTGAAGTTTTATCCATTGTAATGGGTTGTCTTGGCTTATCATTTTCGTGTCTTGCATATGAAAGAAAGTTATAGCCCGGAAGAAAAGTTCTGTGTCAGGTATTTGCTTGACCATGGAATCAATTCCACGAACTTCATGAAAGTAGTATTGACACTCAAGAATACTGATGTCAAATACGAATTTGTTAAGTCAACTACAAATGTTTCTTTCTTCGATGAGCTTGCCGGTAAATTGCGTGAATTGTGGCCTCCTGGAGAGAAAGATGGTAAATGGCCTTGGAGAGATTCTGTTCCCAATCTTTCTCGTAGACTTGAAACGCTTTGGCGTGATCGCGGACTTAAAGATAAGACTATTGATGAATGTCTTTCTGCTGCGAGAAAATATCTCGCCCAGTTCGAGGATAATGTCAAATACATGCAGACTCTCAAGTATTTCATCATGAAACAGAAATCGCTTGTTGAAAAAGATGGGCGGATCAAGTATATCAACGAATCCAAGTTCGCAGATATTCTTGAGGGCAATTCCGAACTTGCAGCGATGGATGACTGGAATGATATTCTTAACGGCTCAACCGTTGACGAAGGAGAACTTATTTAATTGTTCAAATATGAAAAAGATTAGCAAGAGTTTATTTGGCTGGGCTGATGCATTCGTCATTATTGCGGTGTTGTTATTTGTGGCCAGTTTTATTGGATTCGTTATTAACAGCGCATGGAGTGATAGTGCTTTCAGTAGCGCATTACTCTTTGTTGTTCTTGCTCCATTTGCTCGTGGATTCGGAGTTCTTGTTCAGAACGCTGAAGAGGAAATGGCTCATCGGTTTGATGTTAAACTTGAGAAAAGCGATGATGAGAAATGATCAAGGGGGTTAATCCGAGTGATAAGGAGTTCGAGATAATAGAGCAATTTGGTTCTGAATTATCTGATCTCGAGAATATCGGTTCTGTCATTGACAATTTGGAGGAACGAAGGAAGAATCTGATGAAAGGTGGCGTGAATTGTATTCCACTTCCTTTTGAGAGATTTCGTTCTGAGATTCCAGGTATTGAACAGGGACAGTATGTGGTTATCACCGCCAATCAAAAGACTGGTAAGACGCAGATAGCCAATTACTTGTATTTGTTCAAGACTCTAGATTACTGCTTTGAACATCCGGATAGATGTTCTTGTCATATCATCTATTTCGCTCTCGAAGAAAGCGTGCAGAAGATTATTGAACGATATATGTCGCATCTTCTGTTCAAGTTGGATGGTCAAAGATTTGCTCCGGCTGATTTGCGTTCCACTTCAATGGATTATCCAATTCCTCCAGAAGTCATTGACCTTCTCAAGTCTGAAAGATATCAGGAAAGACTTCGTTTCTTCGAAGAATGTGTTCAGTTTGAAACAGAGAATACAAATCCTACCGGCGTGCTTCGTGTTTGTGAGGCTTATGCCAAATCTGTCGGCTCTTATAAGTCACACAAACAAGCTTCGAAGGGTGATTGGACTAAGGAGGTTGAAATCTTTGACTCTTATGTTCCGAATGATAAGAACCATTACAAGATTTGCATCATAGATCATATTGGTCTCGTAGACAGAGAGCAGGGGTTCAGGACAAAGGATGCCGTGGACAAGATGTCCGAGTATTTCGTCAAGTATCTTCGTAATCGCTATGGCTATACCTGTGTCGCCATTCAGCAACAGGCTTCCGAATCAGAAGGTCTTGAAGCCATCAAGCAGAAACGAATGCTTCCTACTGCATCCACTCTCGGTGATTCAAAATATACGGCAAGAGATGCTGATTTGGTTCTTGGCTTGTTTGATCCGTCTAAATTTGGTCTGAATACCTGGCTTGGTTACGACATTGGTACCGGCTTAAAGAACTATGGTCGTTTCTTGTATGTCATTGCCAATCGAAATGGCGAGATGGGCGGAGTATGTCCTTTGTTCTTTGATGGTGCCGTATGTGATTTTGAGGAACTTCCTAGACCAGATGAGGTCACCAAAATAAAGGAGTATTATGACAAGGCCATGGAACTCAAATCATGGAAACAGAAGAAACGGATTCAGCAGTTGACGCTTTTCAATTTTATTATTTCACTATTTAACATTCTTAAGTAAATGGAAGAAAACAGAGACCTTCTTAAAATCACCAGAGAGGAAGAAGGAATTGGCGTTCATTGGGACGTTCATGGCGCAGATGAGATGATGGGCATATGTGCCGCTTTAACATCCTGCGCGATACGAAATGAAGCATTTCTATTTATGCTTCTCGGCACTATCAAGCAGGCATTTAGCAATGACGAGTTTGCAAAAACACTTAAGGATAATTGCTTTGAAATGCCAGATTTCGATGCGATTCTTAAAAACGAAGATTAACATGGCACGAGGAAAAGATTATACTACCACAGAGCTCGCCGAAATTAAGGGTTATCTTAAGGATGGATGCAATTATGAAGAAATTGCCGAGTTGATGGGGCGTAGCAAGAAGTCTATTGAAAATACCGTTCAACGCCAAGGTTGGACAAAAGGTCGTTTTAATGACGGTATCGTCGAGCCGTCAACTCAAAAACAGACTATTGTTGAACAGGTACAAGTAAAGGAAAAGACATTGAAGGATTTTCCTGCTCGTGAGATAATCAAGTATCTCTATAATCTTGGCTATCGCATTGAAGACAACAAACTCGTGTGTTATGTCAAGCAGGCTGTTAATGTAAAGGATATTATCAATGGCTAAAGAAATTGTACTGCCTACTGAAAGGCAGAAACCAGAAAATTACAATCCGAAACTGCTCGTTCTCTTTGGACTCCCTAAAAGCGGCAAGAGCTCGGCGGTCGCATCTTTGGACAATAACCTCGTCATTGACTTGGAAGATGGCTATCGCGCTCTTTCAGTCATGCGTGTGAAAGCGAGTAATATTCAGGAGATCTTCGCTGTTCGTGCCGCATTGGATAAGAAGATGAAAGAAACGGGCAAGTATCCGTACAAGTTCATCACAATTGACAATGCTACCCGACTTGAGGAGATGTGTCTTGTCTATGCCGCCTCTCTTTATCGTTCTCTTCCGCTCGCCGCAAACTGGGGAATGAAAAAGGACAAGAACGGAACCATCATTCGCGTTGATGGCAAGCCTGTTCCCGATCCGAAGGCGGATGTCCGTACTCTTCCAAACGGCGCTGGCTACCTCTATCTTCGCAAAGCACTGAAGGAAGTCATCCATATGTTCCGTGACTATTGCGAGACTCTAATTCTCGTATGCCATGTCAAAGATCGTCAGATTCAGATGAACGGAGCAGAATCCAATGAACTCGTAGTAGATCTCGCTGGTAAACTTGGCGACATCATCTGCGGCGAGGCGGATGCGGTTGGCTATATCTACCGTGAAGGACGCAAGACTATTGTGTCCTTCGAAGGTGGAGAGGGTCATATTCGTGAAGCAAGACCTGCTCATCTTCGTGGTAAATCTTTTGTTGTCGGCGAGTCCGACGAACAGAATAACTTGAAGATGGACATGTCTAAAATCTTCCTCAATAATGAATAGCATCGAGTTTCTTAAAAGACTTACCGGCATCATTTCGGAACTTCCTCCGGATGGAATGTTGCTTCCCATGAGAATCAATGGAAAAGAAGTAACCGGAATGTCTTTCGGAGTACATTGTAACAACAATGAAGTTGACTATATCAATTTGATTATCAATGACTAAAGATGAACTTCAAGGAATCGCGGCAAGGCGCTTGATGAACTCCAGGAGGCTCGTCTGTCAATGGGCTACAGGTGTAGGCAAGTCAAATGTGGCGTTGCGGTTCCTTGAAGACCATCCTTCACTGAACTGTCTTATTCTCGTTCCGGAAGATGACAATATAAAGAACTGGAAAGCGGAATTTCAGAAGTTCAATGTCCCGGACGATAATGTCACTATTGCTTGTTACGCCTCGTTGCATAAGTTTCTTCATACCGGTTGGGGCCTCATAGTTCTTGATGAGGTTCCGCATACCGATACAGAGAAACGCACTGCAATGCTCAAGACTATAGACGGAGATTATGTTCTCGCGCTCGGCGCCGTCGTTGATGAAGAGGAGATGAATTCCCTTCAATCTGTATATGGTAAATTCGACGTATCAAGGATTACACTCGAACGCGCCATGGAAGCAGGATGGATATCAAGGGTACGCGTCTGTATACTGCATCTTCAGATGGACGATGTGCATCCGTTATATTGGTATAAGGGTAGGGCATATTCCGAAAAAGGATATTATACTATCTTGAGCAATCAGGTCGATACGGCGGTAAACACTTATAATCTCAAGGCGAACAAATTCAATAAACTGCGAATGCTATCTGCCGGTAGTGCCAGAAAGAGATTTCTTGGCGACAGGAAAGAAGAGGCGTTACGGAAACTGTGTCAGCGTCTTGAATATAAGGGGAAACGCTTTCTATGTTTTTGCTCGTCGATCGAGCAGGCCGAAAAACTGGGAGGAGACAATGCGTATACTTCCAGAAGCCCGAAGTCCCAGGCACATCTTGACAGGTTCAACAACCACGAGATAAATTCACTGTTTGTGGTTGGAAAACTTATCGAGGGTCAGAATCTCAAGGATATTGATTGTGGCATTATCGGTCAGCTTGGAGGAACGGAGCGAATCTCTGTTCAGCAGATAGGAAGAATCATTCGAAGTGTAAATCCCATTGTTTACATACCTGTATTTGACGGTACTAAAGATGATAGCTTTCTATACACTGTAACAAGCAATATATCAACTGATTGTATAGAACATTATAAGTTTTAACCGTTTTCTTTAATTATAACAACCAACATGACAGAAAAACTTGCAAAAGAATTCGAGAAGATCAGGGCTTCGCTTTTCAAATCAAAGAAGCTCATTCTCGCCGACATTGACAAGATCGATGAGAAATATCGTCGTCTTGCACAGGAGGAAAAGAAGAATCTTACCGAGAACCTCGGCATCCTGAACGAGCAGTTGAAGTATTATGACAATATGCTCGGCGGTGTTTCTGAAAATACAGAAGACGCTTCCGTGGAGGAACAGAAGCCGGAGGAGGAGCCGAAGATCCAGGATACTATCTTCCCTGAAAACAACGAGCCGGAAGAGTCCGAGAAGAAAGAAGAAGTGAAGGAAGTTAAGGCTGCTGATCCCGACGCCGAAGAGGATGCTGAATGGGAACAGAAAATCCAGTCCGGTGAAATTAAGGCAGTCAATACTGATGTCGTAGTTACTGAAGATGTCCCGCAGCCTGAACAGGCAGAAAATGCTACTGTCGCTGTAGAAGATATTCCTCAGCTCGGTGATTCTGACTGGAACGATCCGAACAATGTTAAGACCAATGATGATGGTTGGCCTCAGTGGTAATTGAAAATACGAAAACAATAACAATAACTAAATAAAAATAATTATGATTACTGGTAACAAAGATTCCAAGAACCCTGCAAGCGGTGAACTCGTTGACATTCGTAAGTATTCTGGTGTTGCCTCCATCAGCGTGCTCGCCCTCAACCCCAATAACGCCAAGCTTCGTTCTTATGGCTGGCAGATTCCCGAAGGCGCTGATGAACCCAATTATGCAAGCGTGGACAAGGATGGACGGAAATCCTTCCGCCTCCGTATGCTTGTCCAGATTCACGATCTGGACGAAAAGCCCGTTGTCGCTCTCGATTATTGGCTGAGCCCCGAAGTTATGTTCAATAAGGATAGGACCAAGTGCAAGGTCATCGATTCCTTCGGTCGTACTGCATGGGGTACCAAGGTGGAGATTCAGGGCCATAAGATTCCCGTGTTCTCCAATGGGAATTACGCTAATATCTCTTCCGATTATAAGCCTTGTCATGGCGGTGAGGAAGAGGTTGTTGCCTTCCTGATGAAGTTCCTGAATGTCACGCCTCTTCAGATTTTCGATCGTAAGAAGAATGCTTGGGTGAATTCCAAGGATCCTGGTCATGTCACTATCGACAGTTGGGCTAATCTCTGCAATGGCAACCTTTCTGAAATCGCTGCTGCCATCGCAATGCAGCCTGACAATCGCGTAAAGGTCATTCTCGGTATTCGTACTACGGATGACAACAAATCCTATCAGACTTTCCTTCCGACGACTTATATCGGTAATGGTGCGATTCCTGATCGCAATACCGGCGAATATACTTCCGCTCGAAAGGCGATCGACAAGTATTTCATGTCTCTTGAGCAGAGAGCTGAAAAGGATTCTACCTTCGTGATGCCTAATGTCGAGTTCTCTGCCGCTCCGGTCAAGGAATGGAATGTTACCGCCACCGAGGTCGCTGATAATGCGGATACCAATGAAGCTCCGAGTTTTGACAGCCCTGAGTATACCAAGCAGGTTGATGACGATCTGCCCTTCGGAGATAACGATTCTTTCTAGTCGATGATTACCAAGACCAAGAAAACGAGTCTTCCTATCAGGCGTGAAGATATTGACATCACTGATGCCGGTATCATAGCACGATACATGGGGATAGACTCGTTTCCTTGTTCTATCTCTTCCCCGCTCCGTGATGATGACCATAATCCATCCTTTTCGATGGTTGAGAAGGAGGACGGTACGGTTATCTGGAAGGATTTCGGGACCGGAGATGCAGGTAATGCGACATCTTTGATGGCCAAACTCTGGAATGTGACATATTCCGAAGCTCTCCTGAAAATCAAACTTGACACGGGGACACAGATTCCTCGTGTCAGTTTGGTCAGGAGATACAAGGGGAAGATCCATGTCACGAGCAATTCCTCCATCAAGGTCCGCGTCAGGGAGTGGAAGGATTGGGACAGGGAGTTCTGGAGAAGTTTCGGCATCACTGAGCAATTCGCCAAGTGGTGCAATGTCTATCCTATTTCTCACGCGTTCTTCACCAGGGAAGATAACAACGGATTCACGAGTACCGTCTCTATCCCGATGGACAAGTATGCCTATGCCTATTTCGAGTGGAAGGACGGCAAGCAAAGCGTGAAGCTTTACCAACCATATTCCCAGACGATGAAATGGTTGTCGAAACACGATGCATCCGTATGGGATTTGTGGAAGCACGCTTTCAGGTGGGCGGATAAGAATTCCGATGAAGCGGTCATCATCACCTCATCCAGAAAGGATGCGATGTGCCTCTGGGAGAACCTTGGCGTTCCCGCCATGTCCTTGCAGGGAGAGGGCTATCTGCCCAAGCCGCAAGTGATGAAACAGGTGCTTGAACGGTTCAAGACGGTATATCTGTGGTATGACAACGACTTTAAGCACAAGGAAGACAATCCCGGTCAGGACAACGCGAAGAAGATTATCGAACTGTATCCGACAATCAGAAACATCTGTATTCCGTCGGACTATCAATGCAAGGACCCGAGCGATCTGTATAAGACTTGGGGCTATGAAATTCTAAAAGAAGTTTGGAATGAGCAAAAAGAAGTACAAGATTCCGGTTAATTTCACTACGACTATTACTATTGATGTGAATTCGGATGACAAGGACGACGCTATGGCTGATGCCGAATATGAGGCGTCGATGATATTCTCCAATCTCATGTCGGAAGGTTCTCTCCATCCGGCAGATTTTATCGCAGAAGCACAAGAGCCTTAATATGGAAGAAAGAATGCCCGATATCCAGTATATGGATATGTTCTATTTTCGTTATTATTTCGTTCCGTGGCCAGATTGTCAAAAGTTTCAAGAGCTTGATAAAGAACAAGTTTATGTAATTCCGGCGCTTATTGGGGAACTACAAGGTTGTTTTGTAAATGCCGAATGGGTTGGTAGAGATTACGAAGATGAATACTAAAGAATTAACCGAACTTCTTAACGCCGGTATTGAATGTCCAATTTGTAGGACAATTCTTTATGAACAGGAACCGCAAGGTGTCTTTGTTGGACAACCAGATATTCATTCGTTTACTTGCGATAACTGCGGTATTTCCATAATCATCTCTAATTACTTAGAAGAAGAATAATGGACTTTGAGAAATATTTGTCGGAACTTGAATCCGATAAAACAATTATTTTTAACCTTCAAAAGAAGTATCATTCTTTTCTCATTGAGCATATGAAGAAGAGAAAGAATGAACGCGACTCCTCATGGAATAAAACGCGCAACATGCTTTTTCATATCTCCGGCGCTTTGTCGATGGCGGGCAACGGCATTCGGTCTTATTTAAAAGATGACAAGTAATGGATTTTGAGAAAGTTTGTACAATCTTTACGATGCAGGAGCCATATTATGGTATCTTGTTGTCGGCAATGGACAGGTTTCCCACAAATGAGACTAAGACGATAGGCGTTCGTCGTTCCGGCAATGTGTTCAGGCTTGGCTATAATCCCGACTTCATTGAAGACAAGGATCTGCCTACGATGATGGCGTTGTTGAAGCATGAGACTCTTCATCTTGCCTTGAACCATTTGACTCTTTGGGACGAGACTAATTGCAGTGATGAGGAACATTTTCTTCATAATCTTGCAGGCGATCTCGAAGCGAACTGTTACATCGACTTCAGCAACGTGAAAGGAATTAATCCGATGCTTCCGGAAAAATTCGGCTGGGATAGGTCGCTTGGCACGATGGAGTATTATAAGCGTCTTTGTCAGATAATGCCTCCGCCACAGCAACAGCTGGCTAATCAGCCCAATAATCCGTGTAATGGCGGGCAGGGAGGTCAGGGCGAGCAGAATGGACGAGGAAAGTCTAACGGTAAGAAAGATAAGAATTCTTCGCAATTGTCCGAACAAATGAAACAGTATGAGGACGATGCGATGGATGACCATTCTAAGTGGCCTAAGGGAATGACTGAAGAGCAACGGCTTGACACGAAGCAGGCTATCGATGATCTGTGTGTGTTCGCCGCTGAAGAAGTCGAAAAGAGTTGCGGTAAGATTCCAGGAGAGATGGTCGGCAGAATAACGGCTATTCGCGAGAAGAAGAAACCTAGACCCGTTACCGACTGGAAGAAGCATTTTCGTCGTTATATCGGTAATGAGTTCTCCGATCAGATCAAGAAGTCTCGCAAGAGAGAATCCATGAGATTCCCCGATGCCGCAGGAAACCGTCACAAGCGAAAGTCTCACATCCTTGTCGCCATTGATACTTCCGGTTCTGTATCTATGCCTGAATATCGTGAGTTTCTTGGTCAGCTAAGGACGATGAAGGACATTACTTTCCATGTGGTGGAATGTGATGCCTCGATTCAGTATGAATACGACTTCAATGGAACCATTCACGAGAAACTGCATGGTGGTGGTGGAACCAGTTTCTATCCGCCGATCAAGATGTATCTGGACAACCGCAAGAAGTATGAAGGAATCGTCTATTTCACTGACGGAGAATGCGAAGTTCCGAACATTACGCCCAAAGAAACTCTTTGGGTGATATCATCCAAGGGTAGACAAGACAGGCAGGCATTCACAAAGAACGGCGCAAAAGTATTATTCATTCCCAAGAAAAATTAAAAGTTCATATCATGCACGAATGGCATACTAATAGCGGAACGAATCCGCTGAATCTTATTAATGAATTCCTCGCGTTTGAGTTCGATACTGATTACGGAAGATATTCTGTTTCCAGTGTAAACATTACTAACAGGATGTTTAACACCGATGAAGAGGCAATTACGTTCGTTACAAATAAGAGTTACGGTGGAGAGACCGCTTATCTTGCGGCTTATACTACCAAGAAATTGTCGAAGGGCTATTTGAATGCTTATAATACATTCATTGAGAGGTATAACGAATACTTGAAATTCAATAAGAATCTCACGATTGCCTACGGAAGAACATCAAGCAAATCGACGTGCCCTGAATGCGGCTCGTCCATTAGTCTGAAGTATGGAAACCGGTTCAGATATTGTCCCGTATGCGGAAGCAAGAAGATTATCTCCGACTCCAACTGGAAAGCGCTCGAAACAAAGAAGCGAATGACGGAGAAAGCCGCAGAGAATCTGAGCAAGGAGGCCAAGAAGAATGATGTCACCTTCGTTTGCGGCATCGAATGGCATTGTTAGAGCGTCATTATGCAAGTAGCGGTATTCGATTATCTAAACAATGAGATCACTCTCTTTTCGCTTCCGAAGAGAATCGAGAAACTGATGAAGGAAGAAAATGATTTCAATCTTTCAGAATATATGGAAAACCTGCCTGGATACAGTTCGTACTGTTATTTCATGGCAGCGGAAAACATCAAGCTCAGGTTCGGTAACCAGAATGATTTCGATGAATTTAAGGACGAAGAAAATGATTGAAGTAAAGGTAGGAGACAGAATCAGGATTATCCGTCTCAATGATCCGTATGCACTCAACAGTTACAACGGAAAGGAAGGCGAAGTTCAGCATATCGACAGCCTTGGTCAGCTTCATGGCACATGGGGTGGTCTTGCTGTTATTCCCGAGGAAGACGAATTCGAAGTATTATAAATGAAAAGAATTATCAACACGCTTCAGCAGTTTCAGAGCTGCGCACTCGACAGAGGAATTTCCTTCGATCTGGACATTAACGTTTCTCCCGACGAAACGAAGGCCCGTGTAGCTATTCATTCCACTGCTACCGGTATCGTTGATGACCAGCGATATATGAAAGCTACGATCAGCTCGGACAATAGCGAAGCGTATGCTTCCATGGTCATTTCAAGTATCAGCTCGTTCATCGATCAGATCAGTACATCTCCAACCTATAACTATAAAGAAGAAGAGTAATTATGGCTTACACTGTTTCTATGAGAGAAGTGAAGAAGCTTCTCAACTATGCCATTGACAATAATCTCAAACTCGAAGAGAAGGGCGTTACTCCTATCGCCGTTTCTCTCGAAGCCGGTGCCGGTATCGGAAAGACTTCCGTGGTCCAGCAGGTTGCCGAAGAACGCAACATGCAGTTTAAGAAGATTTCCCTTCATGAGCTTGACGAGGTCGGTGACCTCATCGGTTTCCCGGTAAAGGAATATGAATGCCAGATTCTCCAGCGCTATCAGGACGAAAAGGGCGAATGGAAGGTGAAGACCATGCCTACGCCTGTCTGGGTGAACGAGAAGCAGCTTGGTGAAGCTCCCGGTCCGAATATGAAGTATCGTCAGACCGGAAAGAACAGAATGGCTTATGCCAAGCCCGCGTGGGTTCCTGATTACAGCGAGAATGGTACCATCGTCGTCCTTGATGACTATGGGCGGGCTACTGCTCAGTTGATGCAGGCATGCATGGAGCTTATCCTTACCCAGAAGTATGTCTCGTGGTCGCTTCCGAAGAAGACTACCATCGTGATGACCGCTAATCCTGACAACGGCGACTATAATGTCAATTCTCTGGATGAGGCTCAGCGCACCCGGTTCCTTAACTTCCCTGTCGCTTTCGACCTTGACGCGTGGGCTCTCTGGGCGGAGAAGGCGAAACTCGATGGTCGTTGCATCAACTTCGTGATGAACTATGCGAACGAGCTGTTCAGCTCTGACGAAGATGGCAACCATATTTGCAATCCTCGTTCTTATGTGATGTTCGCCAACATGATTTCCGGTGTGAAGGACTGGGAGGTTCCTGAGAACCTCGAGTTCATCAAGCTCATCGCGAAGGGTTGTTTCAAGGACGAAGGCGGGCGGTTCAACGACATCTTCGCGTCGTTCATCCGTAACAAGATGCATCTGCTCATTCAGCCGAAGGAAGTGCTTCTTGGCGACTGGAAGACCATCAAGCAGAAGCTGGAAGATACGATGTATGACGGCAACGGTCAGTATCGCGCCGATCTTGCATCTCTTATCGAACGGAGATTCGTAAACTATGTATCGCTCTGGCTTGACTCTGAAGGAGAAACGCCTATCAGCAAGGTGGTGAATCGTATCGTTGATTTCCTCGACAATGACAAGATGATCTTCAATCAGGATCTGCTGATTCACATGATCAAGACCATCACTTCTGATCATAAGCGTCAGACGCAGAAATTACTGTATGAACCTAAGATTGCTAAAATCGTAATGTAATGGAGAAAACAATTACTCATACTTACAAGAGACTTTATGTCGTAGATCTTACGGTTTACGGAAATGGGGCATGTGACAGAACCTGCATCTGGGAATGGGCAGGAAGAGATGTAAATAACAAGATGGCCTGTTACTATCCTGATAGTAACAATGATTTTCTCTCTGAACTTTCTTTTGAGACGAAAGGCATCAGCGTTACTCCGAAAAGCAAATTGTTCGTTTCCAGCGAATGTAAGGTATCGAGAGATACTTATAGGAATTCCGGCTATTCGATTACCCGTGACAAGGCTAACGCGAATATCATCGTCGTGCCTGATATCATTCCGCGTTTGTATGCGTGGAAAAATTGCAACTTGGTTGCCGTAAACGAGGATAAAGAAAAGTTATATCTCGTTCGTATTGAAAAGCACGGATATGAGACGGGTGTTGACTTGGGCGAAAATGAATTCCACATTGCTGAGAATTTTCTCGAATCTTCGATGAAACTCACGGTTGACAAAACCAGTGTTTCTGATTTGCGGATATGGTTCCTTCCGAAATGTGAAACTCTCGTAGATTTGATGACCGGGAATAAACTGCCGGTTCCGTATGTTCAGGAAAGCAAGATTCCTATTACGGCTTCGACGAAGATCAGTCCCGAGACGCTTGTTCTGTGGGAAAACATTGAAGACGAGAATCTTCTTGTCCGCACGATCTGCACAAGCGACTGGAAAGATTACCCGATAACTGTCCTTACGCTTCTTGCCGGATTCAGAAAAGATACCAACTGGTTTAATCCTGCTACCGGAGATTTCAGAAGGATTCTTCAGGCCATCGGATATAATTATACCATTTGGTATTATAATGACGAGGACAGGGCGCTTGGATTTTTGCAGGGTAAGAAGATTTCTCCAAAGGATTATGAAATGCTTCAGAACTACATTTATTGCAGGCTCGGAGTTGATCAGAATGGAGGATTCATTTCTCCCGCGCAATATGCCAGTCTTCCTATCTGCATTCAGAGAATCATGAACCGAAGGATTGCCGTAAAGCCATTCAATCTTCCTGAAAGGATGAATTGTGTCGATCTCATGACGGTTCTGAGAAAATAATTAAGGTTGGTCTTGCGGCATTATAACAATTTTGTTATATTTGCTGAAGACCAACCAATTAACAGATGAACAAAGGGAAACCGCACGATGCGAATCGGAGAAAGGCAGTCGGTTCTTATGCTTTCTTTTTATCGCTATTCATGCAATTTTCTTAGTCAAGTGTGTTACCTGCCCTGGTTTCCCTTTTTCTTTTAATTACACCAATTATGAAATCACTTAAAGAATATTCCCTCAATCTTCCCGAACAGGAGTATCACGATTATCCCGCATGGTCTTATTCCATGATTGCGAAGTATGCGAGGAATGGTTTCTCTGCTATTGCTACGATTCATGAAAAGACGAAGCCCACCCCCGAGATGGAATTCGGTTCTCTGTTCGACAGCATCCTGACGAAAGGAAGGAAGACCCTGGACGATTATGCCGTCGCCGATTTCACCGTTCCACCCGCAGAGAAGGGCGTTCTGGACATCCTTGCCAGCACTTCCACCTTCAATCACTTCGAGGAGATCCCGATGGAGGAGGTCATCAACGCCGCGGAGTCGGTCAGATATCAGCCGAACTACAAGCCCCAGACCCGTTACGACAAGATCGCGAAGTATTCGGACTACTACGACACGCTCAAGTCCGGGAAGAAGCTGGTCTCGAAGGCTGACTGGGACGATGCGGTGGAGATGGCGAGGATTTTCCGCACGGATCCGTACCTGAAGAGTCTCTTCGGCACGAAGAACACGGATGAGGTCGAGTACATCTACCAGGCCCAGTTCAAGACGATGATGACTGTTGCAGGAAGGGATGTGGAAGTCAAGATCATGCCTGACCTGATTGTGGTGAACCACAAGGAGAAAACCATTCAGCCAGTAGACCTGAAGACCAGTTCGATGCCCGCCTACGACTTCCCGGATCATTTCGTGAAGATGCGGTACGACATTCAGGGTGAACTGTACGGTGATGTAATGTACAAGATCATCAAGAACGATGATGAGTACCGCAATTACACTATTCTTCCATATCTTTTCACCGATATAAGCCGCACGGACATGGTTCCGGTGACATGGGAGATTGATCTGATAAATGGCTTTTATTTCACGAAGGGCGAGAAGGTTTATGACTATAAGGGCTGGCGTGAACTGCTTGGTGAGATTCTCACCTATGAAGACAATCAGGCGAAGGTCCCGAGTTATGTCACGACCGATGGTCCCAACGATTTGATTTCCGTTCTTCAGCGGTAAAAGGAGGTCGGATGGGAAGGATTATCATTCCGCTTTACTATTGCAAATCTAAGGTCCCGCTCGTCCTCTTCAGAACGGGCGGAGACGAGAAGCGGATCGGTTTCATCGACACCGGTTCCGAGGTCTCCATGTTCGATCCGTCGCTCATGGATGAAGGATTCGAATCCGTGGAGTCTTCCGGCGAGACGAATTTCGTCGGAGTGAACGGCGAGGGCGAATCTACAAAAGTCGAGCTCATCAAAGGCGATGTTGTATTCTGGGCTAAAGACGGAGAACGCCATGCTGTCGAGACTCTTGGCGTTACCTATGATTTCTCCGCCTTGACCGATGCGTTCCGCAGGAAGACCGAGAAAAATATATCTATTTCTGCAATCTTCGGCTCAGACTTTTTGAAGGAGTATAACGCAAAGATTGATTATAAGAACAAGACATTGACAATTGATCATGAAATTTGAGACAACAGCCGTTTTGTATAAGGTTACCGAAAAATTGAATGAACTGCGAACCCTCCTCGATGATTATATGTATCGGGGAGGGAGCATTCCTGAAGAAGATCATAAGTATTGTCGGAAGGTTTATGATTCCATTTGTAAGACGCTTGATCTGTTATGAAACTCTATACGATTGAAGTTTGTGCTTGTGGGCGCATCACCTACCACGATGTGAACTGCCCGGATTATTGGCGCGGTAGCGGCGTGTACGATGTCGAGTACGAAGTCCACCGCGAGTTTCGACACAAGGTTTCTGCGATGAGTCTTGACCGGGCCTTGAAACTTGTTTCTATCCATTGGTTCGGCAAAGACCCGGACTGGTGCGATCTGGATTGCGTGCTGTATGATCCAGAAACCATCAAGGAGGAGGATGACCCAGAAGACGGCACTTATGAGGAGGTCTACGATACAGACTACGACTATGTTGAACCAAAATATGATGAGAGAGAGTCCGTCCCCGATTGCTATTCCGAGGAATTCCCTGCGCTGACCTTGCAGGAGAAACTCGATTTAATCCTATCCAGCTGGAATAGAGAGGCGCGGGCGGATGTCCGTTTCTACAAGGACAAGGATGACGAGACCAGTAAGCGTGTTCTTGCCCGTAGCGAGTATTGCCTTGATTTCATTGACAAGCTCCGTCGCGAGTTGAGAAAGTAACTGATTCAAACCAATAAGGGCGCGACATTGAAAAAGGGGCTAAAGTAATGCCCTTGAGTGAGCCCCTGATGCTGACTCGCTGGAGGGAGTACGACCGGGAAACCTCAAAACCTTAATCCAGTTGAAAGCAGACAGACCACGGCGTAATTGCCCAGGAGTGCACTAACAAGGGACGCGCCCTTT